ACATTACCATGGAGATGTCAGAAGAACGTATTGCAGAACGAATTGATGCTAATCTATTGAATATACCAATTGATCAGCTAGAAAGTTTATCTAAGGATATGTTCACAGACCGAGTTGGTAAGATATCTAAGAAGACGACTGGTAAGCTAATCATTAAAGAGTATCCAACTGGTGCTGCTCACGCGAATCACTTCCGTGCGCTATTGAATGAACTGAAGCTGAAGAAGAACTTTATGCCAGATATTATCTTTATTGATTATCTGAATATTTGTTCATCTTCACGTATGAAAGGAATGGGCGGTGCTATTAACTCGTATTCTTATATTAAGTCAATTGCTGAAGAGCTACGTGGACTTGCCGTTGAATTCGACGTGCCTGTCGTGTCGGCGACACAAACGACTCGTGGCGGTTACAATAATGACGACGTTGGGCTTGAAGACACGTCCGAGTCTTTTGGATTACCCGCAACCGCTGACTTCATGTTCGCACTCATCAGTAATGATGAACTTAAAGGACAGAACCAAATAATGGTTAAGCAGTTGAAGAATCGCTATAATGATCCAGGTATGCACCAACGGTTTGTTGTTGGGGTTGATAGATCTAAGATGAGATTGTTTGACGTTGACCAAAGTGACTCTCCACTAAATAAGATAGAAGACAATGGTCCAGCATTCGATAATTCTAACTCTGGTACACGGGTATCGGCGGAGAAATTCGACGGCTTCAAAATGTAGAAGGAGAGCCTAATGGATTCAACTACCCACACGCTACTAGCTGTAGGATTACTTGCAGTAGCATTCTATATCGGCAAATACTTTGGTAAACAAGGTGCTATTGAAAATGTGTTAAGTTATTTAATAACATATGGCGCTTGTACAGAAAAAGATATTGAGAAGGCAAATGATAGATTTGAAAGGGAACAGAACGGAGAATGAGTGAAGTAACTATTCGTAATAAGGAGTTTCTTGAGGTACTCGAAAGTTTCTCGACTGAGATGCTTTCAAAACCTTCATATGATAACCCTGAGTATTCTACATATGTGGAACCAGAGGATATGCACAAAGGCGAATACTATTGTTCGCGAGAGTACCTTGATGAGTGTTTATCTCGCGATCGGTTAGTCGGTCCACCTGATCGGTACTTCGCCCAGCCAATTGCCACCATGGTTCGCAAAGACCCTGAGATGTGGGAATCTTTTATGCAAAAAGTTAAGTATGATTTTGCCCAAGAGATTGGAGCGCATACTTCAGCTTTACTGTCGTATTACCCTCCAGGCGGTTTTGTAGGTTGGCACACTAACTATGATGCTAACGCATACCAAATCTTATTCACTTGGTCAGAGAATGGTGACGGATATTTCCGTTACTATGACAAGGCGAAAGATGAAATCGTAACGATTCAAGATGTCCCAGGATGGCAATGCAGGCACTACTACTTTGGTGCTGACCACGAACCTGACTTGCACTGTTGGCATTCAGCCTATAACGGTACAGGACAACGAATCACATTAGCATATAAGTTTGTTAACGGTGGCAGTGTGAATAACCCTGAAGACGCACAGGCACGTGCTATGCGTGATATGTTAATTGAGGAGATAGAAAGTGAGTAAGTACTTAATCTACAGTAGTGCTGGATGCGGTTATTGTTTACAAGCCAAACGAGTTCTGGCAAGTAAAGGTCTTGAATACGACTGTATCGATATAAGCGAAGTCGACGAAGCTGATAAGGAACAACTACAAGAAATGGCAGGAATACGGTTTCGGACTGTTCCTCAGATCTTTAAAGAGACTGACCAAGGATTGCAATATATCGGTGGCTACACTGAATTAATAGCTTTACTTTAAAGCTGAACTATTATATAATAATTACTTAATGAATAGAGAGGTATTGAAATGAACCCAGTTGATAAACAAAAACTTGCTAACGTTATCAAAGAATTATCAGACTCTATGACTCGAGTTGATGCTGAGAAAGAGCTACAGCGAGACATAATTCAAGTCACCTTTGAGAACGAAGGATTTGATAAGAAGAAGCTACGTAAACTTGCTACAATGTATCATAAGCAAAATGCTACGGAAGTCCGTACTGAAGCAGAAGATGTGTTTGAGTTATATGAGGAGTTGTTCCAATAATGGCTGATTTAGATCCCAACGTTGTTTCTGTTATGAATAAATACCAATCTCGAGCAGAGGTTGGTTTTGTAAAGTATGGAACCAATACTACTCGTGAAGATTTATCCCGAGAAGAATGGTTGACCCATTTACAAGAAGAACTTATGGACGCTACAATATACATTGAGCGACTTAAACAAGAATTAATAGGAATTTAATGTTATTAACATCAGGGTGTAGTTTTGTATGGGGGGATGAACTACATGGTTTTGATAATAATCCCCCAACTCACCACCACTTAACATTTACATCATTACTCGCTAATCAGTTGGGGATGGAGTATGTTAATCAGGGGGTGTGCGGATCTTGTAACGATCGAATCTTCCGAGATGTGATTGATTACCTTCATGACCCAGAAAAAGAAAATCCGACTCATATGGTTATTATGTGGTCTGCTTGGCAACGTGCAGAAATAGTTGAAGAAATGTCACCAAACCGAGCTGATAGTATTGGTCTAAATCGACCATTAGATCATTCACAATTTTCCCCTCAAAGGGTTGAAGTGTTGTCTCCTAGTTTGAGGAGAGATATGATGAAAGAGTATTTTGAAACGGCGTATGATTCCAAGACTGATATTAGCCATGGTATTACTAAAATGAAAACCATGGAAATTATATGTGAGTCATTAGGGATTAAATTGATTCAAGGTGTCTTTCATGGTCGTTGTTATCAAAACATCCTAAAGGTGTTAACTAACACGCCAAGTAATCCAGGTGCGGATGACCGTAATATTCCTGAGTATGTTCCATTTTTTGCCAAATGGCTAAAGGATAGCTTGGGCGCTCTCAAAGATACGAGCAGAGTGGGTATGGGTAAATCTAAAGACTTGTTTAAAATAGCAGTAGACTTAGATGACCTAAAGCCATTTGATCATCCAGGCGAAAGAACACAGAAAGTATTTGCGGATTTCTTATTTGAAGAGTTTAAAAAGTTCGACTAGATTGTAATATAATCGTAATAAGTAGCCAAAATCCTCGATATTTCGGGGATTTTTTTTATATAAATATTACATATTAACAACACACAAGTATCTTTTATGTTATCTTTTAATCAATTTTTAAACGAAGGTATTAACGACCCTTCTATTTTTAAAGCTGTGTTCCTCGCAGGCGGTCCAGGAAGCGGTAAGTCTTTTGTTGTAGGCAAAACTGCACTAACAGCGCTTGGATATAAAGTTGTAAACTCAGATGACGCGTTTGAAAACGCAATGAAGAAAGCTGGGATGACCATGGATCCAGAAGATATCTTTTCTGATAAAGGACAGGTTATTCGCGGAAAGGCTAAAGTGTTGACTGGTAAGAAACAACAGCAGTATATCACTGGTCGCCTTGGTCTTGTTATTGACGGTACTGGTAAAGACTACGATAAAATCAGAAAACAGAGAGACATGCTTGAGAAGCTTGGTTATGAGACTGCTATGATATTCGTTAACACCGATAAAGAAACTGCACTCCAGCGTAATAAAGCACGTGAACGCTCTCTACCAGATGATCAAGTTGTAAAAATGTGGAATTCTGTTCAAAGTAATATTGGTAAGTTCCAAGGAACATTTGGTCAAAACCTTTATATTGTAGATAATAGTAATGGTGCTGATATTAACCAAGGTACACTGCGAGCATATCGAGAAATCCAGAGGTGGTCTAAAACTCCACCACGTAATGGTCTAGCTAGGAAGTGGATCAAGCAAGAGAAGAAGAAAAGAAATATCAAATAATTCTTGGCTTCCACAGCTCTATAGGGTATAATTAATACTTAATTGAACTTGGAGATATTATTATGGATATTAAAGTCACACTTTCTAATGAGCAAATAGACCAATTAGTCTACGATGATTTGAAGTTACAGTTGAACTGCTGCGATCCTGCAGAAGAAAAGCAACTCATTGAAGCATTGAATCGCGTTATAAAACTATACACTGCCCCTTCGGCGCAGGAGCAAGAAACTTATATGTATGGGCAGTATGATATGTTTGACTTTGTCGAAACTCAACCCATTAACAGAGTTTCCTATCACTTTGGAGTATAATATGTACAAAAGAAACATCGAAGAAGCTAATCAGGCGTTACACCGAAAGTTCAACACAGTAGCTGGTACTAAGTTGACTAAGGCGAAACAGAAGTATCTTGAGAAGCTGGACAGGTATCACGTCCGATCGATATCAGGAAAATAAATTAATCCACCTTCGGGTGGATTTTTTTTGTCTAAAGTGTTGACATTTGTTTTGACATCATGTATAATACTTGTATTGTGAATTGGTATGGAGACTGAGATATGGACAAGATAGTTAAAGTTAACCTAGATCGTAAAGTGCGTTACATTTTTGATCGCGATACTCCTGAGTATCATAAGTTATGTGAAATAGTAATGGACCATTATGGCTCATTCTTATCTACCGCCCATAGTTGGTATATGGATGACCTTAAAAAGTTCCACAAAACTTTACGTAATTGCGGAATGTCTGTTAGCGAATTTTGTTCTACCGATTGGTCTAAGTAAAAGAGAGAATATACTATGAATAATGAAGAATTTGAAGCATTTATGGAAAGCGTTCGTGAAGAGAGCAGAGAATACAGCCTTGATAATGACGCAGTATCTTATGCGTACATATCTGGCGTTTTAGAAGCGTACCTTCGTAATGCTGTTAGTGATAATGAATCCAGTCGTACGACTGCGATTAACACTATGAAGAGTTGTATATAATGACAATGCCTGATGAAAGATATCGTGCGTTAAAGCGTACTGGTGAGTTCTTAGTTAAGTTATCTCGTATGAACGGACAAGTACCCACTGAAGTTTGGCAAGAAGCGGTGTATTGTTT